TGAAAAAGAATCGTTTAATAATGGAAAGAGTAACAAATGAACAACGCTAAGATTATTGCAGTAACACAGTCAATTATGAAAATCGAGACAGATGGAAAATATGGTGACGTTAACACTCGTCCAATGAGTGAAATGAATACTGCTAAAATCATCGCCGTCACCAAACCTCTGGTAGAGGGCATTGATACTGCCGAGGAGTTTGTGGCTTATACTGCCCGTGTAAGCAATCCAAGCAACCAAATGAATAAAGAAACTTCATCCAAACTTCTCCGTTATTGTATCAATAACAAACATTGGTCCATCTTCGAGCAAGTTTCTATTACAATGGATATAGTAACCACCAGGGACATCGCCCATCAAATCATCAGACATAGATCCTTTAGTTTTCAGGAGTTCTCACAAAGATACTCCAATCCTACCGAGGATATGGGTTTCGTAACAAGAGAGGCACGATTACAGGACGCCAAGAATCGTCAGAATAGTATTGAGACGGATGATAAAGAACTACAGAATAGATGGGCAAACAAACAAAATCTTGCTACTTATTATGCTAAAGAAGCCTATCAGTGGGCGATTGAGAATGACATTGCCAAAGAACAGGCAAGAGCAGTTCTACCAGAAGGTCTAACCGCAACCCGTCTATATATGTCAGGAACGCTTCGTTCTTGGATTCATTACATTGACGTTCGTGCGGAAGAAGGCACACAGAAAGAACACCGTGAGATTGCACTTGCTGCCCGTGATGAGATTCTTGGGCATTTCCCGTCATTGAATGATTACTGGTATTCTGCACCCGAACCCGTTGTTGAAAATAAACCTTGGTGGAAAGTATGGTAGTAGAAAATGCTGGATTACTAAATAGCATTGTAGGTCACGGGACGGCAATCCCCACCTACTCTAATGCTAATAGGAGCACCAGCATGTCTATTTATCGCCGCCTGTATGAGCAGGCCCACGGTCCCATCCCCAAAGATGAACAAGGTAGGTCTTATGAAATACATCATATAGATGGCAATCGTAAGAATAACGAGTTATCAAATCTAATAGCACTTTCCATAGAGGACCATTATAAGGTTCATTTAGAGCAGGGTGACTATGGTGCTGCTAAACGCATCATAGCAAGAATCAATGTATCACCAGAACTACTATCCGAGTTAGCACGAAAAGAAAACCAGAGACGCATAGATAATGGTACACATAACTGGCTCGGCGGTGGACAACAGAAAAAACAAGCATTGGAACAGATTGCTAATGGAACACATCAATGGTTAGGTAAAACAAATCCTGTTCATAAACAGAAGAAAGATGGAACACTAAAACTTTTTGATAGAGAATGGGCTCGTGAAAGAGAACTGAAAAAAGTAAAAAACGGAACACATCCATTTGTGGGTGATAACAATCCAGTCTATAAGTATATTGCCGATGGTACATCACACTTATTAGGTGAAAGAAATCCGGTCCACAAACTACTAAAAGAAGGCAAACATAACACACAAATACAAGTCACCTGTCCTTATTGTAACAAAACTGGTAGTCAACCAGCAATGATTAGGTGGCATTTTGACAACTGTAAGAGGAAGACGAATGAGTAATGAAATGACACTTTATCAGGAGTTTATACACCGCAGCCGCTACTCCAGATTTTTACCAGAAAAGAACCGTCGTGAGAACTGGGGTGAAACAGTAAATCGTTATCTTGATTTTATGGAAAATCATCTACAAAAAAACTATAACTATAATATACAGGACATTAGACCAAGATTATATAATGCTATATATGATCTAAAAGTTATGCCCTCTATGCGAGCATTGATGACGGCCGGTCGAGCATTAGAGCGTGACAATGTTTGTGGATATAACTGCTCCTTTCTTCCTATTGATGATCCTAAAGCATTTGATGAAGCAATGTTTATTCTCTTGTGTGGTGCGGGTTGTGGATTCTCGGTTGAGCGTCAGTTTATTAATCAGTTACCAGAGATTCCTGATAAGATGTTTGATTCGGAAACAGTTATTTCAGTTAGAGATAGCAAAGAGGGTTGGGCCAAATCTCTTAGGATGCTTATCTCTCTATTATATGCCGGAGAAATACCAAAGTGGGATTTGACAAGAGTTCGTCCAGCGGGCGCACCTCTCAAAACTTTTGGTGGACGTTCATCAGGTCCAGAACCATTACATGAACTATTTAAGTTCTTTGTTAGAACTTTCAAGCACGCCCATGGTCGTAGATTGACCTCTTTGGAATGTCATGACTTAATGTGTAAAATTGGCGAAGTCGTGGTTGTTGGTGGGGTTCGTCGTTCCGCTATGATTAGTTTGTCTAATCTTAGTGATGATAGAATGAGACACTGTAAATCAGGAAGTTGGTGGGAAGCAAATCCACAGCGAGCATTGTCTAACAACTCTGCGGTGTATAACGAGAAGCCAGAAATCGGTTCATTCATGTCCGAGTGGCTGGCACTATACGAATCAAAGTCAGGTGAGAGAGGATTATTCAGTCGTGAAGCATGTCAGAAAATTGCCAAAAGGAACGGCCGTCGAAATAGTGACCAACTTTTTGGCACTAATCCATGCAGCGAAATCATTCTCCGCCCATATGGATTCTGTAACCTTACAGAAGTTGTTATCCGAGCAACCGACACGCTGGAAGATATTCGTTCTAAGATTGAAGTTGCGACTATCCTTGGCACTTTTCAAAGCACTCTTACTGATTTTCCGTATCTAAGAAAGATTTGGCAGAAGAATGCAGAGGAAGAAAGACTGCTTGGTGTTTCTCTAACAGGCATCTATGACTCTAAACTATTCAACAATCCAGATGACAAAGGCATCAAGGAGCGTCTTTTGACTCTTCGTGACTTTGCTGTTGAGGTAAACAATGGACTTGCTAATACTCTTGGCATTAATCCTGCCGCCGCTATTACCTGTGTTAAGCCTTCTGGGACTGTTTCACAACTCTGTGACTCTGCGTCTGGTATCCATCCTCGCCATTCTCAATACTATATTCGTCGTGTCCGTGCTGATAATAAAGATCCGCTTACTAAGTTCATGAAGGACAAAGGTGTGCCGTGGGAGCCAGATGTTATGAAGCCTGACTCCACAACAGTATTCTCCTTCCCAATGAAAGCACCAAAGGGTGCTGTTGTAAGAGATGACATTGACGCTATCAAACATCTTGAACTATGGGCCGTGTATCAGGAGGCATGGTGTGAGCATAAGCCATCCGTTACAATCAATGTTCGTGAAGAAGAATGGATGGATGTTGGTGCGTGGGTATATCGTCACTTTGATGAAATGTCCGGTGTATCATTCTTGCCACATGATGGTGGTTCATATCGTCAGGCACCATATGAGGAGATTAGTCAAGACCTATATGAAGCAATGTTGCCGTCTATTCCAAAGCATCTGGAATGGGATAGTCTGGTTGAGATGGAAGATAACGTTGAGGGTGTCCAGACACTGGCCTGCACATCAGGGAGTTGTGAAATATGAAAGAGCCAAAACTAAAAGTTATTACCGATACAAAATGGGTGTTCAATCCAGATGATGATCTAACTATGAAAGAGGTGATTGAAATGTTTCGTATAATGTCATTATCTCTAACCGATGACAAGATTTACGAAACTCTTTCACCCGCACTGCGTAGACACTTTGAGAGGCAGTAAAATATGAAAAATCTAATCGTTGCTATGATGCTACTATCTACACCTGCTCTTGCTGAAACAAATATCACCATTAGCAAGTCACAACAAATGATGCAGGTGGATACGGACGAAGGTACCTATCAGTGGCCTGTGTCTACCGCCCGAAAAGGTTATTATACACCCACGGGTACCTTCACTCCATATTCTCTTCAACCAATGCACTATTCAAAGAAATATGATAACTCACCTATGCCGAACAGTATTTTCTTTTCGGGTGGTTATGCGATTCATGCCACACCTCATGTTGGTAATCTTGGTCGCCCTGCTAGTCATGGGTGCGTTAGACTTTCTCCGACAAATGCTAGGACCTTATATAACATTGTAAGTCGTGATCGTCATAACACAACTATTAGGATTGTACCATGAATCTATTTCAACTCGGTAACTTTGTCTCCCATGCTGGTAATGAACTGGCATGGAAGATTGAATGTGATGCTCTAACAGACGCTGACTGGGAATGTCTCGCCAAGATGATTTCAGAACGATGCCAGTTTGGTTCTGTCTATGGCATTCCTCGAGGTGGTGTCAAGTTAGCAAACGCATTAGAAAAGTATAAGACGCCAAGCAATCCATATAGACTGATTGTTGACGATGTTTATACAACAGGGAAATCTATGAATGAAGTCATGGATCCTGGTGATATCGGTTTCGTTGTCTTTGCTCGCCGTAGAGTAGACTTTGAGCCTAACAGATACATTCGTGCATTGTTCACTATGGACATGATATGACGGACGAACGTTTCAAGTCTATCATGGCAATCATAATCAATCTAACAATTTTCATGATGATAGTAGAGGCCACTAATCTGGCCTTTGCTATTACGGCTGTATTGGTTATGTGTGCTGCTCTTGTATATGTCATGTAAGAGAATATTGTATGGATGAACTGGACGAGATTCTACTGGAACAGTTACACAATGCTAGAAGAAGCAAGAAACTACTAAAAAGACTTAGAAAGTTATACAGAAAACCTGACCCTTACATTGAAAACGGTGAAGTCTATATAGAGAATAGAATAAAGTTTTTTGAGAACATGATACAAGACAAGTCATTGCTTTTCAAAAAGGTCAAAAAGAAAAAAGTAAAACAATCGGACTTACTGTCAAGGAATCCTTTTTATGAATGGTATAGAAACACTATGTTCGTTACCAACTTTGGAATTAAGATGTTTACGGATTCATTATCACAGTATATGTCTTATTTCAAGAAGGATAAGGAGTAATGGCAGGAGAAAGAGCCGCTATATTTGGTCATTTTATTGAACAGTATTTAGAGAGCGACGTTGGCATTCTAGAACGAGAAGAAACCTATAGAGTATTGCTTGAGGTTCTAGAGGAGTTTGAAATCAAAGGCATGGAAGGTTATCTAAACATAGATCCTGCATTTGATGAAGTATGGAACGAAAGATATCCACCTGATATAGAAGACTACGAAGAATAACTATATAGGTCTATGTGGACCTATAACAACAAACCCTTTACAGAGATACCAGACGGATACGTGGCATTCGTATATGTGATTACGAACACGGTCACTAATAGAAAATATGTAGGCAAGAAACTGTTTAAGTTTACTCGCACCTCAAAGAAGAAAGGTAAACGAGTAAAGAAGCAAGTTGATTCTGATTGGATTGATTACTATGGTTCCAACAAAGAACTATTATCGCATGTTGATCTATTCGGCAAAGAAAAGTTCCAACGAGAAATCCTCTATCTATGTAAGAGCAAAGGCGAGGCTTCGTATATGGAAGCAAAGGAACAGTTCAATCGAGATGCTTTGATTTCCGAGAACTATTACAACGAATGGATAATGGTAAGAGTAAGGAAATCTCACATTAAAAAATCACTTGACATTCCAAAATGAATATGCTATAAATGAGGTTATGATGGTAATTGTAATGTATTCCAAAAAAGATTGTTCCTTTTGCGACAAGGCAAGGGAACTACTCCGTGCCGAAGGAAAGTTTTTCATTGAATATAAACTGGACACGAACTTTTCCCGTGAGACTCTAAAGGCACTATTTCCCTCCGCAAAAACTTTTCCTGTGATCACTATTGACAACCGCTACATTGGCGGTTATAATGAGTTATCAAAATTGCACGAGGAAGGAAAACTATGATTGACAAGTATGCTCTAAAGGAAGACCTAAAGAATGGTGTTGTTACCGTTGTCTTTGAAAAGAAGGACGGTACCGAACGCACTATGCGAGCAACCCTATCGGATCTATATGTTCCGCAGGTGTTGTCAGAGTATGACGGACAGGTGGCAAAGCCTGCTCGCCAGTTAAATGATGATGTTCAGGCAGTATGGGATATTGATGCAAATGGCTGGCGGTCATTTCGTTATGATTCCGTGAAAACACTATTGAAGGAGTAGTATATGGCATGGCCACATAAAAATCGACCTCGCAAGGGTCGTCGTAAGATTGGTTCTACAAAACGCAAAGCCCGTCGTATGAAGGGAAGAAAGAGGAAGTAATGCCTGTTAACTTACCGGAAGGAATCCGAAATATGAAGGGTATGGATAAAGCCAAGATTATCAATGTGTCTGCATCATCTGATGGTCTAGATTTTATGGATGGTCTAGCACTATTGCTTATCGGTCTAAAACTAACTGACCATCTAGCAAACTGGACATGGATCGAGGTGCTTGCTCCTCTTTGGGCACCATTTATGATTTCGTGGTTCATTCGTCTGATCAAATCAACTTTCTTTTCCGATGATGATGAGGGTGAGGAATAATGTCTGCTGATAACGGCATCTATGTTCTGTTGACAATAACAGACAAAGGACCTGAATACCGTGTGGCTTATACCCAAGCCATAGATAATATTTACGGAAAGTTCAATGAGGAACTTTGCCGTTACGAAGGAGACATTCCTGCTATCGTTTCCGTATTCGGTGAAGCCAAGGTTTTCTATATACTTAACGAGGCTCTTGACTTTGCTGAGGAAATGTCGTATGATCATGAATATCTTGAGGATGGAATCTGTGTGATTAACGAGTTCAAGGACTATGGGCACATTTTCACCTGAGGAGAATATGGCAAAGATTGTATTACACGGACATCCTAAAAAGATTACCAGACAAGAGTTGATACAATCTGCCGCCTTCTTCTGCGACCATCTCCTGTCTAAAAGACTAAGTAAAAACGTAAAGGTTGTTATCAGACTGAAAAACAACCTATATAAAACGACCAAATGTTTCGGTCTATGCACCTATACAGACGACGACATTAGAACATCTAATCATCGTGAGTTTGAGATAGAAATGGACTCGGACTTTGGTCGTGTTTTTATGCTAAGAACACTAGCGCATGAACTTGTTCATGTTAAGCAATATGCACGAGGTCAACTTATTGAAATGTCCGGTCCATATCAGAAATGGAACGGTGTAATGTTTAGTGAAAATAAAGTATCATACAAAGAACTACCGTGGGAAAAAGAAGCAAGACGGTTAGAAAAAGAATTGTATGAGTTGTGGAAACAACATCGTGACCGATAAGGAGAAGAAAGTGAAAACGGCAACCGTTCGTCGCCCTAAGTTTGCTGATGAAAAGTATCTTGGCCCTGAACCGACTGTGAACGAAGATGCTTCACAGTCTGAAATGGCCAAGGCATACACCTGGTTCAACTATTTCTACAACTCTGAAGATGCCAAAAACTTTACAATATCCTACCTAAAACATATCAAGTATAACAAAGACACAATCAGAAAACTCTCCAAAGTAAATGCCCTTAACCTACATAACATCGGTTGGAACAGTCGTCTACTCCATAACGGTAGCACTCTACCTGACGGTGTGTGGGATGCATGTGTTACCAGAATTGAACAACTGGTTGCAGATATGTCAGATGACACTGAACAAGTCACTGAACAAGTCACTAAGGTCATCTCAATTCAAGACCGCATCCAGAATAAGGCTGCCGAACTGATTGGTGAACTTGAAGAACAACTTGATGTGTTCTTTCAAGAAGGAGTCATTCAGTTTGACGTTAAGAAGTGGTCCCTTGAGAAGGGAATTAAACCGCAAATTGCGAAGAGGATTGCAGACAAATTCCGTCCTCAATTTACAGAAATCACCGAGGCCCTCGAAGGCAAAGACCCTGAGTTGGTGGAAGCGTATAAGGGTTGGCGTAAGCCAGTTCTTAAGATCATGGCTATATTCATCAAGCGTATAATCGACCACATGACCGAACTTGAGAGTGCTGGTCTTGCTGTTCGTAAGCCACGCAAGAAGAAGGTCAAGCCTGCTTCTGTTCTGGTTGCTAAGATGAAGTATAAGGAGAATGATGGTGATCTTAAGTCGGTCAATCCATGCGACATTATCGGTGCTTCGCAACTTTGGGTTTACAATACTAAAACTCGTAATCTTTCTGTGTATAATGCCGTGGGTAATTCAGGCCTTTCGGTCAGAGGGACTACGCTTACGGGATTTGATGAAGAGTCTTCTATTACGAAGAAACTCCGCAAACCCGAATCAGTCATTAAACCTCTTCTTGACGGTGGTAAAATCTATCTTCGCAAGGTGATGGAGAATATCAAGACTGCCGAACAAAAAGCAACTGGTCGTATCAATGTGGATACGATACTACTAAGGGTGGTAAAATGACAGTAGAAACATTCATGTGGGCATGGATATACATGGGTTATGTGGTAGCAACACTCTCGGTGTTGCTGCTACTATTCATTACAATCAATAACAAGGAATAACAATGACACATAAAGTAATCGAGTTTCCCAAGAACAAGGTCGTTCGTGAAGTGCCAGAAGAAATTCATATAGAACGACAGGCTAAGGCTGATATGAAACAGGCCGATGCTATCGTGGACGAGATTGCTGGCATAATGCTCACGGAACTGGACAACTATTATGTGGACATAAATCAGAAACAGTTTGCCAAAGATATCATCCTGGTTGTGGATGCTTTAAAGGCTGCGGTCTATAGATCATATGGAATCGACCATCATCTCCATGCTTTCATCGATGACAATGTGAAACTCATTGAAGGTGATCTGGAGTCCCTATCTAAGGAAGAGATTAAGGAAAAGATTGAAAAGATTATGGTGGAACTGTCCGAAGCAAAAGAAAAGATTGACAGCGACGAGGAAGAGTGATATACTATATATTCACTCAATAAAGGAAATAATATGTCTTATATGCTGATAGACCTTAACCAGGTTCTAATCTCAAATCTGATGCAGCATCTAAAGTTTGTGACGAAGCAGAATGAAATGTCTGAGGATCTTATTCGTCATATGTGCATCAATACTATTCGTTCTAACGTAAAGCAGTTTCGGTCAAAGTATCCAAACATCATTCTTTGCTGCGACTCCAAGCACTACTGGCGTCGTGACGCATTTCCATTTTACAAGTCGCAGCGTAAGCATGATCGTGAAGCCTCTGGTCTTGATTGGTCTATGATCTTTGACGTGCTTAATCGTCTGCGTGATGAACTTCGTGATAATTTTCCATATAAGACCTTGAATGTAGAAGGTGCAGAAGCCGACGATGTTATTGCCGTTCTTACTGCAAGACTGGCACCACATTCTCCTATTCTTATTCTATCGTCTGACAAAGACTTTGGACAGTTGCAGAAATATCCTAATGTGACACAGTATTCGCCCATTCTAAAGCGGTTCATCAAGATTGATGATCCGAAGCGGTTCGTGCGTGAGCATATCCTGAAAGGTGATCGTGGTGATGGTATTCCAAACATTCTATCACCTGACAACACCTTTGCTGCCGGAGAACGTCAGAAACCACTAAATAGTAAACGTCTTAACGAATGGGTTACGAAGGATGCGTCAGAGTTTTGCACTACGGACGTTCTTCTTCGTGGGTATAAGCGTAATCAAATGTTGGTTGATTTTGACTATATACCGAGCGACATACAGGGAAAGATCGTGGACGCCTACGAAGAAGCCAAACCAGCTAACAAAGAGAAGATGCTAAACTATTTTATACAGAATGGTTTGAAGGTGATGATTGAACACATAAACGACTTTTGAGGATAAACCATGTCAATAAAAAATGTATATGAAGTGCTTGATGATTTTAGAAATGCAAAGACAAAACAAGATCGTCTAGACATTCTACGACGAAACGGATCGTTTGCGGTAAAGAGTATTCTACAAGGTGCATTTGATCCGAGGGTCAAGTTCACTATAAAAGAAGTTCCGAAATATAATAAAGTAGATGTGCCGGCAGGAATGTCATATTCACACATGACCGATGCTCTGTCTCGTGTATATCTATGGACAGAAGGCAACCCAAAACGACCGGCAGGTCTAACAGAAAAGAGATCAACAGAATTACTATTACAATTACTGGAATCGCTTGAGCCAAAAGAGGCAGAGGTGTTTGCTAATATGATACAAAAAGACTTGAAAATTCCTCACCTAACAGTTAAATTAGTTAACGAAGCATTTCCTGGTCTATTACCAGAATAAGGAGCAATAAAGGTAATATAACATGAAGAACAAAATTCCTAGTCGTAAAATGGATCCTCTCTATGCGGAACTGTTTGAAGAGGATCGCAAGTATGGTGGTAAGCGTATTGAACGACCACAAACGGATGTTAGCAAGAAGCGTCCGATTCGGAATTTGAAGAAGGCGTGGATGGAGCACCCGGAAGACTATGATGAGGTAGACGATTTTTATGAACATTAGGGCTTGACATTCCCAAACAAATCCCCTAATATTGAAAATAGCGATTGTCGCTATGCGGAAGGTAAACTCCTTCCTTTGACGCCGAAGAGGCAGAGAGGTATATTATGTCTTACAAGAATATCACACAGACTATTCATTCCTATACGGAACTCTTGACAGTATCGGAACTTTACCGATTACATGCGGGCAATAAGTTTTTCTATGACCGTGAGCGTTTACAGCGTCTATTGAATGAATGGGTCGGATACAAAAAGTCATCCTATCTAACATCGCTTATGAATGGCGGTAATCTCAAGGATCTATTTCAGATTGCCAAGATTCAGCCTATCACGGCCTTTCTTGAGGAACAACTTGTCCCTACAGAAAAGAACTATGAATTTATCAAGGAAAACCTTGAATACTTTCAGAACCTTTCTGGACAGGGATACGAGTATCTTGTCCTAGATGGCCAGCATCGTATTGATACAATCGTAAAATATATTGAAGGCAAGATTGACCTTACCCCTCTGTCTGTTATTGAACTAAAGGATGAGGAACAGGCTGGCAGCATCTATGTTAAAGGCACCTTTAATAAGATGCCAGAAGAAGCCCAAGACTTCTTTAAGTCGCAGCGTGTAGTCGTAACCACATATACGACTGGTGATCTTCGTGAACTTGCAAGGATCTTTATCACATCAAATGATATGGAGCCTATGACGAACCATGAGCGCCGTATTCTAAACTACAATCCTCTAAATCGCTGGCTAAATGCATTGTTCCTACATGACATTGCTATTCGCAAGATGTTTGAATCCATCACCGGTATGTCAGGTGAGTATGATATCAAGCACAAGGGCGATACCTTGTTTGGTGCCGAAATGCTTCGGTATATCAATAACAATGATTATGAAGGATACAATCATGCCGATCTAGATGATATGCTTGGTTCATATCCTAAAAAGTTGATCAACATCACCGAACATGACAAAAAGATTACTGCACAAATCTTTCGCCTGATTGCTGATGGATGTGCAAAGTATCCTGAATCAAAGTTGAAGAAGTTCACAAAGGCTAGCATCTACAATTTGTTTTATACAGCATCTTTCTTGGTGCAGAAGAACAATAAGTGGAGCAAGCCATTTGACATTGACGGTCGCTATAAGATTGTTGATGCCACTGCCTTTGTCACATGGTTCTTTAACCGAGAGCATGAACGTCTGAATGCCAAAGGAACATATATTACGTTTAATGTTCCCGGTACAAACAAGACTAAGAAGCAGGTAAACGAGTGGTCTTTCCGTAAGCACAATGCCGACCAGAAGCATTCTGGTAAGCAGTCCATTGAAGGAATGGGTGGTTCAAAATATGACTTCAAAGATTGGGCTCGTGTTCGGTATCTTGTCAATGATCTGGTCGAGGATATTGCTAGCCTTGAGAACCGTGGTATTATTCAGAAAGTCGGTTCTCGCACAGGTGACATTACCCGTGACGAAGCGTTAGTTGCTGCTCGTATTCCTCTTTCCGAGGCACACAAGTATCATGTGGATGAAATTGTACCTGTCTCAAAAGGTGGATATCGCAACAAAAATAATATTCAGGTGATCGAAGCAGAAAAGAACCGAAACAAAAGCGACCGAGTTATCGCTTAAATGACAACAAAAAGGGGAGCCGAAACTCCCCTTTTTCTTATGTAAACAGTCTACCTTTTCTATAGACTATAGGTGCGTCATCCTGTCGCACGGTTGACAATTAGGTTTACATTGACATTGCCGTTCCGATTTGCTATTATATGTCCATGATCACAAAACGCAAGCGGCGTACCGACCGCAACCACATAATCTATAGCTTGGCCATAAACGGCCGTGAATATATCGGCGTTACCCATGTCGAAAACGGCAAGGTTAACAAGTCCTTAGACCGTCGCTGGCGTAAGCATGTCGGCCGTGCGATGACCGAAGGTAAACTATGGAAATTGTGCGTGGCTATTCGCAAGCATGGCCCTGACAATTTCACTGTAAGCGTTCTTGAAATAGTCCGTGGCAAGGCTGCGGCTCATATCCGTGAGCGTGAACTTATCCGTGAGCGTAAGCCTAGGCTTAACAGTGACGTTCGGTAAATGTAAACGAGGGTGCGACAATCTGTCACATTTACTTCCGTTCCGTTCTATGCTAATATATACCCATAATCGTGAAAGGAAACAATATGTCTAATACCCGCTTCACTCCCAAGAACCCCGACGGTAAAGATGCTTCTCTCCGTCTCGCTGTCATTAACTATTTTGAGAATGGTGGCAGAATTACCGTATGTAAACCTGGTCGTCGTTCAAAGGCTAATACATCGTTTCCGCAGATTCATGGCACCGTATCAAATATTGGTGCTAAGTCGCTTAATCTGAAAAACGCTGGTGCAAAAGGTAAAAGGGGTTAATATGTCTGATATCGTTCTCTTTGTTGTGCTATTCGGTGCGCCTATATCTCTGGCGCTTGTCGCTATCCTAACGGAGGTCTGATATGGTTATTCATAGGTATATTCCTTCATATGGCCATTGTGTAGCATATGCTAGATGCAGTGGTAAATGGATTATTCCCTCTTATATGATAACCATGAATACCGCATGTTCGTTATGGGTTGTTCCTGGAACAATGGAGGATTGATATGACAGTTTTCTATTCTATCTGCTATGATGGTCGTCGTGAGTATTTTCCCATTGATTTTCTCGGCTATATTCCATCCGATGCGGTTGATATATCTTATTGGGTAGTTCCTGGAACAATGGAGGACTAAAATGTTAGATGAAAGCAAAATGGTTCAGATTATGGCCCTCGGTGTTGTTACGGTCGGTCTAATCTTCGGTATCGTTCTTATCATGGCTCTTGATGGAGTTTACTAATGCAAGTATATGTGCTTTTATGTGAGGCATACTCTGACGATGCCCGTCTGTTAGGTGTCTATTCGACGGAGGCATTTGCCCGTCATGCTTATGAAACGTGGGAAGATCGTTGTTATTTTCCCTTCTATCGTGTAGAACGGCGTGATCTTGATGCTCTTGCATC